TTATTGTAAGTTAAAACATACAAATCTAATGTAGTATTAGCATCATCTGCTTTTGGTTTTTGAGTAAAGGCTTTTGAAATCACACCATATTTTGAAGGCATACTTAAAGCTCTAATCAAATAGTCATCTGCAGTTACGTTTCTTAACTGTGAGTTAAAATTAGATATTGTGTTTTGTCTTATTTCTTGGATTGAATCTCCGTTTTGCCCTCCACTGGCTGCTACAGCATTATTGGTAGCTATAGAATCAAATATATATTGAGCTGTAGAAGCATTTAAATTGCTTTTTAAGAACTTTATTGTAGAGGTATTAGGAGTAGTTAATGTATTAGCAGGTACATTTGAGCTTACCCCTCCTCCTGTTAAATATCTAACTGTTAAAGTAGTATTTGAAGGAGCAATACCATAAGTATTTGTAAAAATAAAGTTAGTTGGGCTATAAGCGGTAGTAAGTTTATTTCTTTCAAATGGTAAACCTAAACCTACATTATCAGGGTTAGGGGTTATTTCCTCATCATTATCTGAAGGTTTACCTGAACCAAACTGTAATTGAAGTGTTGTTCTATTTATAAAACGAGTAGCAAATCTTCTTTGTACTTGTTTTGTTTTTAAAACATAAGGAGTATCTAAATCATCCGCATTATTAGGATCATTTATGTTATCATTTTTAACTCCATCAAAAACTAATTCTTGACCTAAATAATCTACCTCATACCACTCTTCATTATTAGAATCAAAAACATCAATTATGTTTGCGATATTAGAAGCATTAATGTTTACAGTAGGAAATTCTTGGTAACCCCCAAAAGTAAAAGTAGTAGTATTAATAGTGCCTGAGGTAGCTTTACGGGTTTTCTTTAATAAGAAATAAGTAGGCTCACCCCCTGAAATTTGGGCTATAGATACTTCAGTAGGATCCATTGAATTTGAAATTGTAAAATCAATTGGATCTTCAATTATAAATGCTGTTCCTCCCGTTGAAGTAACTTGGGTATTTTCTCTTACATAAAGGGCATAATCATAATCAGGGACCGTCTCACTTCCAACGGTTTTTGCCGGTAATAATTGATAAAAATCAATATTTACATTAGCTAAACCTGTTGTTTTTGGTTTGTATCCAAACATATAAGCCAATTCATATAAATTATTAGATTGGCGAGCATATTGGATAAAATTTTCTTGTACTTGGTTATCTAAATAAAATGATAAAACATCACCTACATATGAGGCTTGTTCCATAAACATAATTCCAGGAGAAGCAGGTGAGAAATCTGTATAGGTATCTGGAAAGTATGTTTGGGAGAAATTAATGAGCTGTGATCTAAAGTCATTAAAGTCTTTATTTAGGTAATTTATATTTCTTTTTATTTTCGTAGCCATTATGAGAAGCTTAATTCTAGTTGATCATTAATTCCTGTATTTGGTATGCTATATGTAATAACTATATTGATAGTATTTTCATCAGGTATTTGTAATACTTGAATAGAATTCAATAAAATATTGTTAAAATTAGAACTTATTTTGGCTTGTACATCTTCCTTTAAAAAGTCTAAATTACCATCTGTTATTTGACTAAAAATATATCTTCTTAACCCAGCACCAAAAGCAGGATTGCCAGGTCTTTCTCCAGGATTAGTTAATAAAAAATTAACTAAATTGTTTTTTATAGCATCTCTAGTTTGATAATTAGAAGAAAAAACTGCTTCCCCAGTAAAAGGAATACTAACTCCTATTGCTTTTCTGGCGTTTAAATCATCAGGAAATATTCTTCTAGCTCCGAATGCCATTATTTATTCATTAATCCCATTATTTGATCCATTGATAATTCTCCTTCTGGTAGTTTACCGTTTGGGCTAGTAGTATCCATAGGACCATTTATTTGTAAAGGTTTTCCAACCATAGAACTATTAAAACTAGCTGCAGTTTCTCCTAAAATATTTTTATAGCTTTCTCTTAACTCTTCTCTAGATTTAGTATTAGCAGGAGGAGGAGTAAAGGATTTAAACTCTTGGATTGGTTGTTTAGGTGAACGAACTGCTTCTAGAAGTATGTCTTTCATTTCTTCTTGAATGGCTTCCTTTACAGCTTCTTTTACAATAGATTTTAATTGACTTACTTTCATTATTACGTTATTTATTATAAATATTAAATTAATTAGCTTTTAAATTATTCTGTTTTATATAAAATTCAAGTTCATCTATTAAAATTTGGTCAGAAGCACTAAAAGATTTTTCTCCACGAAGAACAATTAAACCATCAGAGTTTTTTGCTACAGCGTATCTACGTTTTAAAGTACCAACTAATTGGTTATCTTCTTGAACACTTAAAGTAAACCCGTTAACAGTTTTAGTTAAAGGTCCTCCTCCATCACCTCCATCACTCCCAGTTATAGACCCATTATCTTCTAGAGTTTTTAAAGCATCTAATAAATCTTGAGATATACCTCTGTTTGTAGAATTAAAAATTCCTAAGTCTAATTTTTTAGCTCTATTAATTTGATCTCCTCTTTCAAGATCTTCTTTAGTAATACCTTCAGTTGATAAGACTGAGTCTGTTTCTAGATTTGATTTTTCTTCGTTTTCAATTTCTTCAAGACATTCTTCTAATTTTTTATCTAAAGCATTTAATATATCAATAGCGGCTTTTAAAGCTGCTCTTAGTACTATTAGATATGCTAATATAGTAAGAGAAATTTGTTGGTATAATTCTATTTGTTTTTCAAATTTAGCTGCTTTATCTGCTGCCTTAGTAGTAGAACTTATAGGTTGAGCACTAATTAAACCACCAAAATCTTTGGCGGGTGGAACACCAATTGCTTGAGGTATGGGAAGATTAACTGTAGTGCTTTTTATTATTTTGAATAACTCTATTAACCCATTAAATACCCCTAAAGCTATAACTATGATATTTATAGTATCATATATATTATTTAAAATTTTTACTATATTATTTCGTTTATTTAATATTTTTTGAATTTTTTCTTTAGGTGGACATTGACCTGCATTTTTAAGTTTGCCCTCTATAAATTCCTTTAATTTAGAGATACCAAAAGCAGCTACCATTGCTATAATAACAGGTATAAGCCGGTTAATTATTTCTTTAACCTTTTTAAGAATTAATTTTTTAGCAAATTCTCCTTTATTTTTTGGAACTTGATTTTTAAGATCTTTTATAGCATCACCAGCTGAATTTTTGTATGCTGTTGCTTGTTTTGATAGATCTTTTTTAGAAGAAGACATTTCAACAAGTCTTTGTTGGGTTTTAACTGTTTTATCTCCTAAATAAGGTGGGGTAGAGGATTCTCCATATCCTTCTTTTACAAATTTTAATGGAGGTTGTTCTACAACTGTATAAACATCAGGTTGTTTTTCTTCTGTTCTAATAATAAAAGTTAAACTATAATTACCCTGATCATCCGTTTTAGTAGTAAATGTTTTAGGTTGTAATGAAGGTGGAGGTGGAGTTTGAGGTGGAGGAGGAGGGGGTAAAGCTCCTTCTATTATAGTACCTGTTTTTGGGTATATAATAGAACCATTAGTTCTATATTCATCACTCCATCTATTATCTAAATAACCACCATCAGCTTTTTCTTTTGTATCCGCTATAGCTTCTTCAATAGTAAAAGTTACCGTACTAAAGCGGTAAGTAGAAGAAGGAAATTTAGGGTTATTAGGAATAACTTCTACAAATATAGTATCATTATTTAAAGAACCTCTATATTCATATTGATTAGTAGCAGATTCAGGAACTGTAACTTGACTGTTATCTGGTGATGAAGGAGGAGTATCTTGTAAAATTTGAGTTTCAATCGATACTTCTACACCTTGTAATCCTCTTTGGGTTTCAGCTTCACTTACCCTACCAGTTAAAGTATATTCTCTTTCTACAGGAGGGACAGGTGGTGGGGGTCCTTGAACCTCTACTACAGTAGGAGTATTATTCCAATTTCCAGGATCTTGAGTTTGACCTTGAGGTTGATATTCAGTAATTAAATCCGCTACTATAGCATCATTATTATAATCAGGATTATCAAATGCTTGAAAATTACCAGTAGAATCCCTAGATGATATAACTGCTTTTACAATAGGTCCTTTAGTTAATAATGCTCCTTCAGGTGAAGTTAATTCACCCTGTAGACCATTTCCTTGTGACGTAAAGAACAAAGCATTTTTAATTTCTTTTATTTCAATTTTATACCCATTTGATAAGATATAAACTCCTGGTCCTTTATTAGGAGGTGAAGGATTTGGGGCAGGTTCTGGGGGTGGGGGAGGAGGAGCAGATTGTTCTGTAATTGTAGGACGAGGAGAATCAAAATACTCATTTATAACATTATTGGCTAAAGTTATATTATTAGCATTTAAATCAACTTGATCTCCTTCAAAAGCATAATCTCCATCACCATCATATAAAATAGCTTGTTTTATCTCTATAAATCCTGTTTGTGGGGCAGGAGCAGATACCTCAAACTTTTCAATTTTAATTGAATATTGATTTGATAAAGAAAATGTTTGAAGTATCTCGTTCATTATACAGTTT